GGTAGTCGTTAAGCGTACCTACCATACTTTCCGATAGCTGTGCTTCCAGCATAAAAACAGAAGGCAAGCTGTGAAATGTGTACGGTTGAGGCTCCATGAACTTTATTCAGAAGAAGCCTCGATCTTCGGCTCTTCATCTACAATCTTGCTAACATTGTCTTGTGAGGGTGCTTGCTCTTTCAATTCAGATACGAATTTCTGACGCATGGCTCCAATTATTGCCAATTGATCTCCAGAAAACATACCCTGTTTTGCTGCACCATCGATCAAGGTAATAACATTTGATAAATCGTGAATTTCTAAATATTTAGTTTTCATTTTTTTTGTTACGCCTCCTCCAATGTTGCGACTTTTGCTTCAAGTTCCTGAACTGCTTTAACTAACAAAGGCACAAGTTTTGAGTGGTCGATGCCTTGATATTTATCTTTTGTATGTGATGCTTTCCAAGTTGTATCGGCAGAATATCTTGCTGGTGTTTTTACATCTCCTACTGATACATCTTCTGGTATATTCGTATCGTCGTCCGTCCAAAGAATTGGATTTTTACCAGTCTGCCAATTGTCTTCAGTAACTCCTTCATCAATAACATTTCCTTCAGCATTTAGTACAACGTTGGAAACATTTTCTGTTTCGTTGTGCGTTCCTGTAACTGATTCAGGAACCACTGTTTGAGCTTCGTGAGCAAGAAATCCATCGACTAAAGTATTGCTGCTGTCTGTTTTCCATGTGAATCTTGCTGGCTTGAGTTGCTTTAGCCGTGTTAGTCCATCCCAATCGTAAGTCACATTGTCTTTCAAGCGATAATCAGATGTTGTGCCGTAAGTGGTTGCTGAAGTGGATGTTGAAATTGTTCCCACCAAACTGCTGGACGAAACAAATCGAATTGCTCCTCCTCCAGCGTTGCCTCCAGTGTCTCTTATTTTCAGGCCGTTTTCAGTGGCTCCAGAATACTCAATCGCTAATTGCCCTACTGAGGTTCCACCAGATCGCAAAGTTGTTCCAAAAGCCATTGTCGATACGTTAACTTGACCATCGCTGGTTAGCGTCATCTGAGGCGTATCACTTTCGTAGCCAGAACGACCAGCAACAAAGTGAAGGTCTTGAGAGCCATTTGTGGAGGACACTTTCCCATACATTCCTACGAAATGATCCTCAGTGCCATCGGTGTCTGAGTTTGCACATAGAAATGCGCCAGTTAGATCATTTACTGCAACGGAGGTGTCTGCTCTAAAAGCAATGAATTCGGAGCCTGTCACGCTACTACATACAACTTGGTTTCCGCGCTGAACGCCCGTGGGAACAGAGGTAGTTCCGACGAGTAATTGGCCTGTATTAGCAATTCTTAATTTTTCAACATTAGTTCCAGCCGTAGCCGTCATAAACTGAAGACCAGAAGATAGCGTTGTTCCGCTATTTACTTCTGCTATAGCATTGATACGCGCCATTTGTTGTGTTGCATTATCACTATTACGATCTCCAGCAAAAACAATACCGGGGCCAAAACCAGTAGTCGGTGTTCCAGTAGTACGCGCATTCAGATAAAGTTTAACATCAATATCGTCTGTGGTGCTTGTAGCACTTTGTATCTTTAGGCCACCAGCCTGTGTGCCGCCGTCACCTATACCAACGCCATCTGCACTAGCATCGACAAAAAATAAATGCGAAAAATTGTCTGACTCAACACGGAAATCTAGGTTTGCGGAGTTGTCATTAAATACAGTTTCAGTAGCGTCCATTAAAATTCTAGAAGTACCTTCTACACCACCCAATATCGTAACTATTTCTAGTCTTCCATCTTCAGTACCGTCTGAAGCGTCTACTATTCTTGCGTCAAGAGCAGCATAACCAATCTCTTCTGGTGTTCCAGCGTCATTTGTACCAGTAAAATTCATAAAACCAATAGCATCACCGTCTGCTGCTGATGCTGAGTTTCTAAATAACTTTAAACGAGGGCCAAAACTAGCATCGGCGTCAGTGCTAACCAATACTAAAGAGTTGTTGTTGTCGGTGCTTTCTATGTTAACCACACCCCCATGATCTGTAGCTGTTCCGAAATTTACATGGTCGTTACCAGCATCGACGAAGAGCATGTGCGTATTGCCGTTTGACTCTATTCTTGTGTCAAAGTCTCCACTTGATTCATTAATAACAAGTCCAGTGCTATTAATTTCAAATCTATTATTGGTAAGTGTGTCTGCATTGTTTGTAAATACAGTTAAGCTTCCTGCTTCCGCACCATTACTTACATCATCTGTACCGGCTTCAATACGTGCGTATTCTGTTTTATTGCCTGCTCCATCTTCACCATGAAAGAATATTGTTCCTAACACATCATCATCTGCTGGACTAGAAGAGTTCCGGTATAAATCTAAACCGGGGCCAGCATTGGCATCAGCGTCTGTACTTATCAAAGTTAACTGATTTGTGTTGTCATCCGTTGTAATAGTTAAACCGCCATCAGGAATCGCTACGTCTTTGTTCTCATCGACAGAAATAATTGGAGTTGTACCTACTGTACTACCCAATCCAATAATCAGATCATCAGCAGAATCATCTAAACCAATGTAGAAATCCTGTGCGTTTCCATCGAACACAATTGCTGTGTCTTCTGCTGCAGCGTTGCCAATTCTGAGGTTGGGGCCAATGCTTAAATCGGCAAATGCTTCAGTAACAGCAGCACCACTCCCTGCGCCATCAAGATACACAGCTTTAACAAAACCGTTAGGGATGGTGACGTTAGCTCCAGATCCTTGGCTTATAATAATGTTGTACGGACCAGACGAACCTGAATCAGTTGTTGCATTTTCTATAAAATGCACTCGACTCATGGTATTTGGGGCAATCGTTATTGTGCAGTCACTGTCTAACGCCCCAGTGTACTTAATGTACATGGCTCTGCCGGGGTCAGTTGAGCCATCTGCTACTGTCGTTGTATGAGTGTCAGCATTGGTTGTTATTGCCTCTGTCCCATACCCCAGCGCCTCACCGATTAGTTCTAAATTGGTGTTAGTGCTGGTGCCCCAGGTTCCTGACTCGTCGCCAGTTGCAATTTCCTTTAATCGTAGATCATTAACGTAAGTTGCCATTTATGCTACCTCTTTCCAATCTGGTGTTTGACTGTCATCAATAGTTGACCAACCTGGTGTTTGGCTGTCATCAATTGCCGACCAACTAGGTGTTTGACTGTCATCGATAAGTCCCCAAACATTAACGCCGCTCGTTGTACAAGTTGCTTCCACGCCTGTTGGAAATACGTTCGCATCCCCATCAAATTCCAACGTCCCAATACGACCTGCCATTTCTGGTGTAGAAACTTCAACGGTGTTACTCGTGATCGGGGTGATGCTGCCAAGCCCTGTTGTTCCCGCCACGCCAGTGACACTGACCGTCGCCGTGCCCGTAACCGTAACTGATCCCAAGCTCCCTGTAGCCGCCACGCCAGTGACCGTAGTGCTTGCGTCAATAGAAACGGTAACCGAGCCAAGCGTTCCCGTGCCAGCAACACCCGTGGGACTGACATTTGCCGCACCCGTGATCGTAAGCGAACCAAGAGCACCAGTGCCTGATACCCCAGATACACTAACACTCGCATCGCCGGATACAGATACCGACCCAAGAGCCCCTGTTCCCGCAACGCCTGTAACTGAGACGTTCGCACCTGCCGTAACCGAGACTGTACCGACAGCGCCCGTTGCGTCAGGTACTGCTTCGCCATTACCCCACGTTCCGTCACCCCATCCATGAGATGACGAGTTCCATCCTTCAAAGGCAACCTTGACATCAGCCACACGTTATATCCTATGCAATCCTAATAATTGCGTTACTAGCATCCGCTGCTGGAAACTGAATAGTGAAGTCACCACTAGTAGATGTCTTGTCTGCGCCAAAGTCTAGCGCACACACCGCCCTGTCAGCGGACCCTGCAGTTGTAGAAGAATTATAAATTAACGCTCCTCTCGCAGTAATCGAGCTACTAGAAAACGTAGTATCAGCAAAGTCAGTCAGAGCTGTAGTGCCTGACGTGGTAGGATCTACATTAGTCAGCGTGTTACCGCCAGCACTATATCCTGTACCAGATACTTCGTTAGTCGTTGCGTAAGCTGTTGTGGATGCAGACAACGTTGCACTACTCGTAAACAAGGCAAGCTTAAATGTATTGCCAGTTCCTGTAGTAGTTGTTGTTCCCCCACCAGAGCCGTTGTGAAAGTTGTGTATTCCCTGAAGTAACTCGGACTTAAAAGAAGTACACATTGCCGTTGTAATAGCCATTACAGTCTCCTTAATATATCAGCAATGTCTGGATGACCCTGCTGAATAAACTCGTTCATAAGAGTCGTTCTATCGCTCTTAATAGCTTGTTTGATGATACCTAAAACCACATGGTAAATGCGACTTTTAAATGCTTCTGCTTGTTGCCTAACAATCGGATCTACAGAAGAAGATATACCTACTATTTGTTCTACTGCGCGTTCAGCGAGTTCTTCTGGGGACAAACCACGATATTCCGTTGTTTTTACCACCACGTCTCCCATGTTAGATTTAACAGCTATTTCAAACATTATCTTCCTTTACTGATATCGTAACGATACTCGTCCTTTGCACCATAACCCTCACCGAGGTCTTTTATTGCAGCTATAGCTTGACCAAATCTCTGTTCGTATTGAGCGACTTCTTCCGGCGCTTTTAAAAACGTTGCTGCTTCTACCAAAGTGCCATACAACAACGCATCCGGTGCGTTGGTGGATAACCACGTGGTGCCACTGTCTGCCCCTGCGGTCAAAGACGCAGGACGGTATTTATAGTGCAATTCAAAACTGTAACCACTATCTGGAGTGGGAGCTAGAATAAACGTAGTGTCATCAAACAACGCATAATACTTAGGAGTGCCTGTAGTAGAGGCGTTGGGAGTGTAAGCTCGCGCAAAAGAAACGTGTTTAAACAACAAATAAGAATATTCGCTATCTTTGATTACAGCCAAACTGTACGGCGCTAAAAAATCACTGGGCGTTGATAAATAGGTGCTGTTGTTAGTTGCATTGCCTGTTACGTTTTTTCTAAATACAGGTAACTCTACGTTTTTTAAAATACGTTCTTCCGACTCTTTTATGAAAGTAGGGAGTTGCGTATCAAAAGTGGTTTCCGATGTTTCACAATAATCTTGCACCGCTGTTTTTAAAGTTGCGTATGTAAAACTCATGTTGTGCTCACCGTAACAGTTCCAACTTGACCAATACCACGAATAGGAGTAAACGTTGTTTCTACCACGAGGGGGACCCCAACCACTACAACAGTTGGTTCGACCCGATCTGGTCTAGCGTTTCTCAACGCTTGAGGATCGCTCGCGCTAGGTGGCGGATACAGTTGAGGTTGTTTTGGTTCAAACTCATCTGGTCCGACCAAAGAACCATTCCATTCGCGTTTCATCGAATTTAATTTGTAACGAAAACCAGATCTATCTGATATTCCGTATGCGTATTTTCCTCTGGCAAATGCTCCCATTTTTACGACCTATAGGTTTCGTAAGAAGGGCTTATTCTTAAAGAAGCCCTATCTCGGTCTTCGTCAAGAGCCCGTTGTAATTCTTCTTCGTAAATTGTTTTTAAAGCACCCATAAGTTGTGGGTTTCTTTTCATAGAAAGATAGTAAGCCAAACCGGCTGTTAAACAAGGGTAAAACCTAAAAGGTACTTCTGCAGTGTTGGTGTATGCGTCCGCATCGTCAATTCTAGTTAACCTATTAAATTTAACAATGTCGGTATCGTTTTCTGGTGCGGGCCAAATTTGTAATACAGGCGTTATTTGCCTGTTTAGAAAAAATTGATTTGGCCTACCGGATTGTGACTTGTTGGGTATGTTGAGAAAACTGGAACGACTTACTCTTTCTATTTCGAAATCAGTGCTGTCTCGGGTCACCACTGCCGACAAAATATCAATTGTAGACTGCACGTTCGTTAAATCTACAGCCGCCGCTAGAGTGCTTGACGCACCGCTGGTGCCGCCAATAATTGTTTCTCCGCTGGAAAACGTCCCAGAAGGTATTGTGATAGCCAAGGTGGTGCTAGAAGGTTTACTGGTAACGCTGGCTGTTGCTGCGCTAGTGCCTCCAGTAAGAGTTTCTCCAACAGAAAAACTAGTAGAGGAACCCACTGTCATTGTTAAAGT